TTTTTTTTTTTTTTTTTTTTTTTTTTTTTTGGATAGTTGGCCCACCGGTATGCATTCCCTATCCAAACTATACAAGGAATGCAATCGGGTCAGTCTCACGACGGACTCGGGGCTACCGCTATAAAAGTTGTGACTCCCTTATCAGGAGACATTATAAAACGTCACTTGATCATGACATCCACCGAAGAAGATGTCATATATAATAATCAAGCAACCTACTTAAGTAAGTCACATCTTCATTCGGCGGATAGTCCGGTCGCTTTTCAGCGCCTGGTTCGGCCACAGAACCATATTTTATTAAGTCGCACTCTTCTCTACTAGCGTGCGCAACTACTTTTAATTTCTTAGGAGTGTTAGTCTCCAAAATTACTCTTTACGAGGGAGGTGAAGCCTCATAATAGAGTCGAGGTAATCCAGTAAAGAAGAACAACTGGAAATCCTCTCCCGCGGATACATGGATATCCCACACAGACGTGGCATCTCCATCACCCTGCAGGTAATAATCGAATCCCTCATTGAATATATTTATTGAAGTGTGATTCTCCTCTTTTCCTGGCGTAAACCGGAAAGGAGAATAATACGGACACTCAAATTCAATAGCTGGATTCAAATAACCTGACTGATACACCTGACCCCTTATGCCTGTAAAGGGTTGACTGACAGCAGGCTGTCCGGTAAAAGCTCGCGAAGGCATAATACCGCGTGACGCTGCCTTAGGAGTACCATATGCAGCAGGTCCGGAAGCAGTCCTACCAAATTCAATCTCACCAATAGGGTGCCTTTGAACGTACAAGACAGGCTTATGATCCCCTTGGAATACACCTCTCGGCAAAAACTTCCAACGGGTACTGCCTCTCCATCCAGAGAAGGCCCAGGTGCACCAATGCAATAAAATAGTGTTACAATAGTTATAAGCAACACCACTTGCCGTAGTGTCCACAGCACCTGATACCGCACCTCTCAAATATGGGTACATGGAATACCTTCCACTAAGTGCCCTGGCGGATGCGCTATTATACCCAAGTGAATTCCACAAGTTATACCTCTTCAGTAGCGTCCTAAACGATGCGATACTCTCGCCCGTAAAGACTCTATTGATATCAGCATTGTTTGACATCGTTGGACCCAACTTCTCAGCATCTTCTTGCTGAGGAGCAGACGGCTCCGACGTGTTCTGGCTTGCTGAAACTAGCTTGCCAGCTTCCATGCCAGACTGAGTCTCAAAACCACTCTGTGGTTTAGTGACAAAATACTGGAAATGGTCATCTGGAACAAACACTTCAAAATCATCGCCCATAGAAATAAACACATTAACCTCAATATCATTATTCACTGCCGAATTAGGTGTTGTAAGTTCATTAACAACATACACACCAATAACTCCATTACCTCTGGTCGGATTAGGCCGAGAGGTAAATGGCGTTGTACTATACATAGTCGTAATAGAATCGACGCCTGGTAATGCATGGGGTAACAATGTGAAATCTTGCCCATTTGCAATTTCTACGGTAAAATCGGTCTTGTCCGCAATGTCAACAACAGTCAAATAATTGGTGTTATATTCATTTGATGCGAAGAAATTCGGATCATACACAACCTTAAGACGGCCCCTGTGAAATTCAGAACAAACAACCTGAAAACGAAATCTCATCGTTCCAGTCCAATACCTAAATGGTAAAGCCGCCATGGCACAAGCTGGAAAATGATATGAAGTTGGAGGTCCAGCATTTTGAGCCCATTGGCATGGGTCAACTCGTGCATTCCACAACAACGTCTCAGGAGAAGTGCCAATGTTCCACGAGAAAGATGTTAAATAACTCTCTCTCTTAGCAATCTCTTTAATATTCAACGCATCCACTCCACCTAGACCCGCTATACGCGGGTCAATAGATAATTCCTGTTTTTCATCAACAGTCATCTTGGTGGGCCCATCACCCGTATTAGTTAAAGCTAATGCGGATGCAGGATAAGGCTTATAAGGCTCAGGATTTTTCGTTACGGGTGGACGACAGTACCCAAACATCTTTGCTATGGATGCTGTAGTACTCGCCGCCATCTCGGTTGCCTGTGCAAAAGGCGCTATATAAGGCACTTTTGTTAATGTGCCTGCCACTTTCGCAATTGACGTTGCAGGTCCCGATATCCTACCTTTATCATTAACCTCATCAACTTCTTTACCAGATTGTGGGCCAATATTGTTCTGGTCCACTGAGGTTAGCACAGACATTTCAACGTCCTCAGCCCATGCGAAAACCGAAATAGTGACAACATCACTAGCTCCATTCGCATGTTTAAGATCGTTAAAACTACGGAAAAATAATGTACCCAACTCCTCCCACTGTGTGTTTGGGATCGAGCAATAATTCCAATAGTTATAAAATGGCAATATCATTTCACCACCTTGTGATGTAGTGGGATCCAAGAATATACGAGGTTGTTGCGAAGCCTGAACCAAATCCTCTCGGACTAGTGCAGCATTCGTCGACAACGTATCATAGACATCAAATGGCAAATAGCTCACCAAAGCCCTACCATACTGAAAACTGTTGCCATTTATGACAACTTTAACATGCAACTTCGCTCTCATTAAATTAAAATTTGATAAGCGATTTGCAACACGCAAATTTTCAAAATATAACTCCCACGGATTTATATCGAAACCTAACGTCGTCGAAGTTGCCCACTCTTCTTCCGCAATCTTAATAGGCCGCGAAAAGAAATTTTCAAGCATCGCATCATTTGAATCCTGTAATTTCCTTGTTGGAT